TAGGTTCATCGTCAAAATTTGTTAGTCGTGTTACACCCTTATGAGTACATATTAACACATTTGTATATCTATTGTCAACCTTTAATGGTAAATCTAAATGAATATGCAATTCAGGTCCACGTACTTCGCTAATAACAGTATCATTACCCACACTACCTATCCAACGTACCTTACCATACATTCCGGTCACTCTAGCCATAAATTCATATTTAGGCTTATAGCGATTCTTCTCAAAATACTCAGCTAGACTTGCCATTTTTTAATTCCATAACAGGTGCAATACTATTGTCATAAATCTGAGCCATTGTATTATACAATCCCTTACGCTCATCCGGTGTCATTCCTGATAACCAGGGAGGATCATTGGGATCTTTATCTAAACCATAATCATGCCGATATGTATAGCACATATCAGTAATGATTTCTTCACGTGTTTTCATTATAGTTGAAACTTTTTCAAGTACTCTCTAGCTAAAGAATAATCTTCTACAATCGGCTCGTCTAGTATCTTACGATATTCAATAATGATTTCCATAGCGTAGGCTTTGTCTTCATCTTCCAATGAAGTCCACCATACTAACAATTCATCTGGTGTTTTGTTTAAAATATATTGTAAGTTGTTGTAATCTCTACTCATATTATTCTCCTAGCTGTTCCCAAATGTATTCCGACTCTTTCATATATGCTACAGGTTGTAGCCAACCATTCTTTGTAGCTTCTATAATCATTAATTTATATTGTCTAGGGCAATCATTACTAATTTCAAAGGCAGCACGTGGCGCCATAACAATTCCATTATCAATCATAAAGTCAGGATCGTCTTTTCGTATTGTTTTAATGATTTTTTCTGACGTTGTGTAGGTCATTTTTCTTGGTCAGCCAATGTTGTAAAAAAGTTTTTAACTTTTGTTTCAGTATCCCAAGATACAACATAATCGTTGTCTTTATCACATAATGTCAGTGCCTCATCATACGTAACTACACGATGACTGACAATCTGTTCACCAAGATATTCTTGGCTGAATTCCTTTGCCGCTTGCATTGTTACTGTATCTAACGCCCATAATGTTTTGTCATTATTATAGTCATCAGTACCTACGGGCACTTCAACCATATAACGATTACGGAATGTACTTACACATTCTACAAGAACCCATTGTGTTTCTTCTTTGTTGCTCATACTAAATTACCTTTGTAAGGACTGTTTAACCACTTTGCATAGGTCTCAGCTTGGTCACTAATCTTAGTCAACTCATACTTACCGCAGAATTTCATAAAGTGAATACCAACTTGAGGTGTTGTATTTACACGAACACTTTCTTTAATACGTGAGTCAACCAAATCTTTAATCTCTTGCGGCTGTGCAGTCAAGTCAATCAATACACGATTGCGTTCATAGTCATCTTTTACCCTATGTTCAACTTCATTGTGGTCAACCCAACGTTGCAACATCATATTGTTCCAGTTGAAGCCCATTTTATGTCTATCAGCATACGCTTCAGTTAGTCCAACTTTGTTCTTAGTACCTTTCTCACGTACCCCGGGATAAGCACTGAATACGTTGTCAGAACTATCACCACGCATACACTTCATAAAAAGATGCCATTGCGGGTCACCAAGTAGTTTGGGTTCTTTAGTTTTCTTATCTACAACTAATCTACCCTTTTCATCATGGTATCCTTCGAGGGTGATGAATTGATTTGTGATACCGTTGTATTGGTGCACGTTGTCACTAATAAGTTGAATGTAATCAGTATCAGAACTAATAATGTAATGCGTGTCATTTGGGTGTAAGTGAACGAAACGGGCAATCATATCATCAGCTTCAGCCCGTTCGTGCCTGAGTACTGATACGTTTGTTTTTTCTTTTAGAAACGTAGTGAACTTTTCATACGTATCCCAGAACATTTCATTTTCTTCTTTCTCTGCTTCAGTTTGTGTTAGTGTATCAACTACCCGATTTTTCTTGTAAGGAGCATAATGATCCTTACGCCAGCTACGGCCCTCTAAGCAGAATACAACGTGATCGGCTCCAAACTTGCGTACAACTTGATTTACACTTGCAAGTGTAAGATGTAGTGCCATTCCAATCTTCTCCCAAGTGTCACTATTGCGTGAAGCAATGTGTCGTGCCCGAAAGAAGGTATTTGCAGTGTCGATGAGAATATATTTCATATGTGTATTATATACTACTATTTAGATGTTGTCAAAGTTTTTGGGTTTGATTTCATTGTAACTCAAACAACTCATTAAAGGTCTCATTGTCAAAAAAATTATATTTTTGAATAGGTTCTATATATTCTGATAATTCAATTTTTGCCTTATTGAAGCGAGCCTTAGGATCATCACCGGGCTTCCAATCTAAGGGCATTGACATTCGCAAACCTAATTCAATATCTAATTTTTTAGCCTCATCATCACTGATGTAAGCTACAAACAAGTTTTCTTTAATCATTGTCTCTACCTCTTCAATGGATCGCTTATTTTTATACATTTCTATTGCTATTTTTTCGATTACGGTGCAAGGTACAACGTGTTCACAATATGGATTTTTTTCTGTAAGTGAGGACTGTCGTTTACCACCTTCACTGTAACCTATAGTGATTAGTTTCTTAACCCTATGATTATCAAAAATATCAGCTCCTCTTCCAAGCAAGTCCGGCATACCATACTTGTACGCAATGTGAATTACCTCAGCCGATGCTCTGGCATAGTTTTCCGGAGTAATATTAATGCTTTTTCTAGCACCACTGGGGTGTTTAAAAATCTCATCAATATCTTCTACACAATCTATTAATTCCCAAAACCCTGTTAGTAAATCATCTTCTGCCTGAATAAAAATTCTATCCTTATTAGTTGCGGTCCTGCCCGAAAAAATACATAAACCTTTATTTGTAATTTCACTAACCAATAATTGTTTTTTATTTTGGTCTACCCTTGATCCAAAAGATACCCTGTACCCCACAATGTAACTTCCTTTTTTATTAAGAATTGGATCTTCATATACTATGATTGCACATTCAACTCCGTTAGTTGTTTTGATTTCAAATCCGTTAAATGTTTTATGCTTCTCAATACTCCTATCTTTTGGATTATAGCCTCGTAATCGTGCTTCGGTGGCAAAGCCAGGAAAATCAACTCCCAAGTCTACTGCATATGTTCCACCTGTTTTTGCTTTTGCCATATTAAATATTTTCTGTGTACTTATTTGGGAACATTCTAATTTTTGTCAAGAAGTCAATATCACGCACTGATTCCTCGACAAATTCTTGTTTAACCCTAGAAACTGTTAAGTGATTTTCTAAAATAAATTTCTCTACAATTTCCTTAATGTGATTTGCATCAATAGTGGTATGGTCTGGATTCACATACTCGGTGGGAGTATTATAAAACTCAGGGTTTTCAAGATAGTCGTATAGCATTGACAACACTTTTTTCTCTATCATCCCTGATTGTTCTTCGTATCCCTCATCAACTACATACAATAATGACGGACTAAATTTAAAGTTACCTTTATTATATCCATTAAATCGTAATTTAATGTTATCGCTTTTGCCCGGTTTCCATTTACCATGGACCAGAGCAATGTAATAAAAAGCATATATCATTTAAACTCCTTAAGAATTTTCTGTTTTGCTTTGGGTAAGCAGTCTACCACATCAATACCTTGTTCAATGAACTTAGTGTAATACACTGCTGGTATACAACTATACTTACCGCCTACTTTCTTATGTAACTTTAACCACAAAATCAATGAGAAGTCTTTATTGGGTTGTGGAATTTTCTTTTCTACTATTGGTGCAGTTTTCTTATAAAATTCTTCCCATACTTGAACCGCAAAATCCCTAAACCCTGTAGGGGTTGTACCAAATTTTTGCATAACCACTGCCATTTCGTACATAAACTGTTTGTGTTGTTTAGTATAAAATTCATCAGGGTTAGATTTGTGCTTATCAATAAGTTTCCTCAATACTGACATTGGAAGTAATTCAATGGCATCTACTACTTGATTATCCCAAAAATCTTTATGATTCTTGCCTATAAAATCAATATCATCTACTTTAAGTTTCATCCAGGCTGACAAGTGATTTACTGCACCCGGAAGCATAGTATTTCTACCACTTCTAGGGTGCACCGGGTACAAGTCATACGACTCTCCTGTTTCCTGACGATTGAAATTTTCAATTGCTCTAGTATCATCACATTTTTCAATATCGCCTGCATAATCTTGTCTTACTTTCAAGACAAGATTTTGATAGATATCAAAATCATCTAAACCCATCCTATCATCACCATTAGTACCTATAAAATGATCCCTACAAAAACTCATATCTACTTGACCGTCATTGTCTGGCATCAGTACAATTACTTGGCATCTGATTTTAAGGTTACGCCAGGTTGTAGAGACAACATCAGGATATTCACCAGACGCCGCACGAAGACCTTGACCAATACTAGTATGATTACCCTCAACAATAAGGTAGTCACCTGTTAATGGATTAAACACTACAATAGGAAATAATGGTCTACGAGAATCCCATCTGTCAAAAGCAATGTCAAGTGCGTGTGACATACTAAAAGGTCGTTGAATGGACCTTGCTACCTTCAACTGATTGACAAAAATATCCATTACAACAGGCTGTTCATCGTACCGTTGTGGCCTACCTGATTTTTTTCTATTTGCATCAAGTTTAATTTTACTAAGAACTTGTGTTATTTCATCCTCTAATGTAACGATATCATAATCGCCGGGAGCTTTATCAAGCACATTGATCGGTCGTTCTGTAACTTTTTCAGTTGAGTAATTAAAAATAAAATTAGCCATTATTAAACTCCTTCATCAAACACAGGGTGATAAGTATATCCCAAAGATTCCATTGTGCGGATTAAGTTTTCTTTAAGATATCTGCCATCTTTTTTTGCAAGATGGCGCCCTTGAACGGGCCAATCATTGCCTAAAGGGTGAGAAATACCGTTCTTCCAGTGACCCCAATGACAGACTGTACGACCTGTCAATTGATCTATTTTTAAAGAACCTTGTTTAAGATTATGAGAATACTCGCTACGGCAAGTTACTGTGAAACGCTTGTTAAGTTCATCAACCGGCATCGATACGAAATAATCGTCTTTTATCGTTTTCATACATTTCCTTTAAAGTGATAGTACACTTGTTTTCATCAAGCACCTATTGCTCGACTTGAATACAATTATATCACAGTACGGACTTATTGTCAAATTTTGTGTTGTTGTATTAAAACAACACTTTTTAGCTAACCTCAGTACGGCCATCACCTAAGTTTTTAGTACGGACCACACGTAAGTCACGGTTCGTAGGGTCAGCTTGTTGTTGCTCATAGACCTCTAGTGCAATATTTCTACAAACTGTTTGAAACCAACGATCCACTAACACGTTATCTGTGTCACTATCTTTTTGTTTGTAACCTGCACGAATTAAATTCAAAATAAACTTTTCATTCCAATCAAGTTCAAACGCACCATTGTTAACGTCATTAGGATCAAGTTCCATACTCAGTATATTGATGTACGGCTCACCTGCTGCCGTTGCTTTTTCTTTAGCAGTAAGCTCAGGTACAACTTTCTTTTCCTTAACCTTTTTAGGTTCAGGTTCAGATTTAACTTCTGGCTTCTTAAATAAATTCTTTATTTTTTCAAACATTTGTATCTTTCGTATAGTTTAAAGCTGGCAAGATTCTTTGCCTTTGATTCACACATCATATCAAATTTATCAATGAATGTCAATGCCCAATCATTAACTGCTTCGTTCCAATAGTAATCACTATGTGCCCGAAGTTTCTGTTTACTGTATCCCGATTCAATCAGCGCACCATGAGCGGGTAATTGTGATCCGGAATGGTCGATGAGTACATCTTCGCGGCTAACACTGTAATGGAGAGTAGGGCGAATACCACGCCAACTATCAATAACCTTTTTAACAAGGTCACTATTACTGTCAATATAAGTTCCTTCTCTAATCCAATTGTGATGAATGTCCATGACCGTAGGGACGAGGTCAGATAACGATAAGCAGTCAGTAAGTCCATGTGTGTATTCCTCATTTTCTAGTGTTAGTGTGTTTCTCGCTTCTGGCGACAATCTATTGTACACATCTCTAATACCTTGTGGGCCACGTCTACCAGAGATATGTACATTTACTTTGAAGTCTTGAAATGATTTGCCATAGCCCATCCATCGAACCATGTCACAATGATATTCAAATTCTTCTATACTCTTATTTACTACCTCGTCACGGTCACTCGCTAAAACTACGAATTGGTCAGGGTGAAAGCTAAGACGAACATCATTAGCACGTGCCGTTTCACCAATGGGTGCCATCCAACGTTCTAAACTATTCTGTACATCTGTACTATGCCAAAATTCTTTGTATCCATCCATAGTATAAAAACTAAACATATCACTAGTCAAGCGTAACATACGTAGTTCGGGTTCTAATGTAGCTACTTTCTTAACAAGTGCGTGAGTATTCATAATGTTACGTTTAGCAACATCCATAATCTTTTCTTCTACTACATCACGACTGTTACGTTTTGCCCACGCTTGTGTAGTGCCTCCTGTATTAAGGCCCTCGGCTGAAACAATTTCACCTTTGTGATTGATTTCTGCCCATTTACAAGCAAAACCAATGCGTTTAATGTTAGTGTCAAAAGAGTGCATAGAAGTCCAAAGTGATAAATAATAAGATAAGTGTAACATATTTACGCAATAAAGTCAACTATTTACGGATATTATTATGAAGATTACTGAAGTTATTACCGAAGCCGCAAACCCAGCACAACAAGCCGCTATTGCTATTGCCAAAAAGAAAGAGCAAGGTGTAGCGGAAGGATTTGGTGAAATAAAAAACATAGCATCTGAAATTAAAAATATATTTACGCAACTAAAAAATATTCCAGGATTTATAGAAGAATATAAAAAAATATCTGCAAACAAAGAATTAATAAAACAAATAGTAAGTAAAATATTAAAGTCGGATCGATCCACTGAATCTATTAAAAAAGTATTGTTAGGTAATAATTATTCATTGAACGAAAGTACATCTTTTGTTGAAAAAGTGATGAGTTTTACCTCTTCCATTATATTATTAATTAGTCACTATTCTTTGATTGCATTACCCTTAGGATTACCAACTGGTAATCCTGGTGGCTTTGCCTCATTACCAAAGTTTACTGATAGGTTGGATGCAGTTTGGCCCATCATGGCTGGTGCCATGATAGTATTAGCGTTATTAAATCTGATAGAAGAAAAAAACAAAGAAAAACGGAATCGAGGCATAGATGAGGATTGGAACAAAGTCAACCAGAAGGATAGAACATCTGGTATGAGCCGTAAGGCGGTAAAAGCATATCGTAGAGAAAATCCAGGTAGCAAATTGCAAACAGCGGTTACTACTAAACCTAGTAAATTAAAGCCTGGATCAAAAGCTGCCAAACGCCGCAAGAGTTTTTGTGCTCGTATGAGTGGTAACAAAGGTCCTATGAAAAAGCCTAATGGTAAACCTACCCCTAAAGCATTAGCCCTACGTAGATGGAATTGTGAATCTATTGAGCAAATGGAAGAATTAGTAATGATTGCGGAGCAATTTATCCGTAATTACAAGACTAAACTTTAAGTAGTTCCTCTAAAGTATACAAGTTCTTCATATAGGGTGATACATTTTCTAGTACGCTAGATTCAATATCACCCTTTCTTCTTGGGCCTACACTAACTGTAAAGTCAACATCATTGACTTTCTTAAACATATCTACAATTTCAGTAACGGTTCTACCAACACCGTGACCTAAACATTCAATACTATTGTTAGGTTTCTCAATAGCTTGCTTCAATGAATCACATATCTCGTTTACGTGAACGTAATCACGTACACAGGTACCATCAAGGGTGTTATAGTCATTACCAAATATAGTAAACTCTTTTGATTGCATAGCCATAATAAGATTGTACATTAATCCATCGGGGTTAGTGGGAGCAAAGCCTTCGCTTCCAATAACATTATAAAATCTAAAGATTGTATATGGTATTTGACGATGAGTTGTACAATATTCTCTTACTACATCTTCTGCGGCACGTTTGCTGATACCATAAGCACTACAACAATCCTGTGCGGCGCCTGTACTAGCAAAGATAAAGTTCTTTGTCTTAATCTTATTCAATACATTCATTGTGCCATTCAAGTTAGTTATATAGTATTGAATAGGTTTCTGTTCACTTTCTCCTACATTAACTAATGCAGCCAAATGAATAACACAATCAAACTCATCTTCTAAACTAAACGGTCTATTGATATCACAATGATAGAATGTGTCAGGTGACTCTTGTGGTTCTACTTTATCTAAACCATACACTTGATATTCACCCTTCAGCATCTTAGTAAGATGTGAACCAATGTAACCACTGTTACCTGTAATTAAAATCTTTTTCATAATCCTTCAAATAAATCTGTTGTATCTTTTGACGGGGACAAGGTTCCTTTAAGATTCTCTAACTGTTGAAAACCAAACCATTCAAAACAATCATCATTCAGTAAAGTTTGAAATTCAAAGATTAATCCGCTTTCCAAGAATTCTAATTGTTTTCTCGTAATTTTATTTTGGAAAGACACAAAAATATAATTGCTATCTTGTTCTAAACTATACCTTTCTGTTTTACACCAGTTATGAAAATAATCCCAAACTTTATGAGGTTTATTTTTGTCATAATCTTTACCTTTGTCTGCCCTACCTATGTGCCTTTCAAATCTACTATTAGCACTTGATTCGGTCATTCCTATATATATTATTCCTAACTTGTCGCTATGAGTAATATATATACCACAGGTATTTGGTAATTTATCGGTTTTGTATTTTTTTAGTTCTCCGTCAAAAATAACGAAGGGTATTCCAAACTTATTTTTAAACTTGTCACTATTAATAAAATCTATAACTTGTTGTTTCATCATTATTTCTCAATTTCAAACAAATCTTCTATTGGGTTACCGGTAAGATTTGATTGTATAGTTGGTTGCGGTATTATAATTGGTGCGGGTACAAATGCAGGATCAAGAGTCAAATATGTATCGTCATCAGTATAAATTATACGATATTTGTATTTGTTTGTAAACACACTGCGGGCATCATCAATGCAGATTATTCTTCTGCTTAGAGTTGCAATAAAATCTGCATATCTAACAGTTAAATTAGGGGGAGTGAGAGTCTTGCAAATACCTGCAGTACTGTTCCTTGATTGTTTACAAGCAAATTGATTAAAGCAATCATTCCATTTATGAAATACTAAACTATCCATAGCTTGAGTATGTTTTAATGAGCCCTCATCATACCAATTTTGTGCAGTATCATATGAATGATACAATGCTTCAACCACGGTTACCATTGTTTGTTTTGTACAGGTGAAAAAATATTGACTATTAAAATTGTTAGTCCATCTCATATTATCTAATGCAACAGTTGGCATTTGTGTCATTTGTTCTAAAAATGCAATCCCGTAACTCTCAACTAAGCTAGGATTAAATGCAACACGACAACTAGTTATGAAATCAACCTTCTCTTGACCAATAATACCTATACGAATTTCATATGGTACACCAATTTCTTTTAATCGTGCTTCAAACTTTTTAGCACCAGTAGCACTTGTCATTACTCTTGCTGGCAATCGTGTTTGCTCAATTAAATCTAAATAGAGTTCAGGATTCTTACCCTCTTCCCATCTACCAATAAACAATACACCTTCACGGGGCTTATGGTGTTCTTTTAATAAATCTTTTTCTGGTAATGGAATAGGTAATTCATATGCATTTTGAAATTGTAATTGATTGTATTTACTTTGTGTTCCTATAAACAATGCATTCATCTTTAATTGTTTACGCATCATTTCATTCGTACTTAGTAGAAATGGATTTGAAGTATTAGTAAAGATTTGACTTTCTAAGTGAGTGTATGCAATAATTTGAATAATATCTTCTAATCCCATAGTTGAAGCTAGTTGCACAGTTTCATATGTATTACATACGAGTGCATCATACATATTTTCTTCTAGTGCTTCAACAATACTATTACGGAAGTTGGCCATACGCTCATAGCAGAATGTATCACCATACATAAAGATAGCACTATGGTCTGTGTACTTTAATACGTTTGTGGGTGCAATAATTTTTACATTTAATGATTTAATGAAATCATTATTTTTAGGTTGTTTATCAGTAATGATATCAACCTTAATGTTGTGACTATCCATCAACTCACAAAAGCTTTTTGTAAATTGTCCTATACCACCGTGTGGTATTAATGTTTGTGAGCTTACCAAAAAGCCAATTCGTTTATCGTATGTTCTCATTTATCTTTCACTATAGGCACATCTTGCCATTCAGTCCATTCACGCTTTTTAGTAAAACTACCGTTTGTAGTAGTTCCACTATAATCAGTTACTTCTATTTGTGTTCTATATTGTAACACTTTTTCTGGTCCGTCCCAACCACTTCGGACAAGATATCTTAATTCATACATATATTTACCTCGTTAGTTCCCATATAATATGGGCATTCTTTTCGTGCCATCTGTACTCAAGGATAGACTCGCCTGGGCCAGTGATAATCCTAGTCATGCGATAAGCTTTTTTTAACCAAATACGGTTGCCAGTTAAGTAGCAAGTTTCAGGTAACCAAGCAAATTTATACTCGGTACCTATCATCATTCTACTATAGAACGAATCGTATGATTCTGTTTGCGGCATCAAGTGCCCCACTCGTTTTTAAACAATGGTACTTGCAATCTATCACTATAACGATAACCACGATTCATTGCTTCAATCGCTACATTCTTAGCATTTAAGTTGTATAATGATTCTACTCCACCGCATGGCATAAAATACACTGGACCTCTGAATCCACCGTTACGAAATTCTTTTACTGCTTTATCTGCTTCAAGTGCATCTTCCTTAGTAGCAATAACAAACTTAAGATATACAAAGCCTACAGTTTCATATTGACGAATGACACTAGGACAAATTGCTTCACTCCACTGTTCACCACTGATACTTAGTTTAGGACTAACGCTAAATGTAAGTGCATTCTTTTCTCTATTAATCTTCCATTGTTGTAGATAGATTTTAAAGTCTTGACTTAGTTCTTGTGTGCCATTAGTTTCAAATGTAATCTCTTTCAACGCTCTCATTTTCTCGTTTGAAAGTAAGTCTGGATACGCTCTTTGCCATCCAAGAAGAGGTTCACCACCTGTAATAACCAAGTGCTCATCCATCCAACGCTTGTGAGGAAGTATATCCATAATGTTGTCAACAATACCATCGGTAGAGATAACAGGACTAAGGTGTTTAAAACGAGGGTCCCAACTTGCGTAACTATCACATCCTGTACTGACAAGCGGTAAGGATTTATAATCTGTATAATCTTCTGCTTTAATCGCAATAACATCCCTCTCACTACTTAATTCCCCTTTAGGCATGCCAAAACCACCGCAAGTAAAGTTGCATCCATACGTGCGTAAGAATACAGAAGGTACACCCATGTATCTACCCTCACCTTGAATGCTATAAAATAATTCTGATACTTTTAAATGACTCATTTGATTTTTATGTTGTATTTGGTAAGAATGACTTCACCCCAAGTGCCGCCACCTTGTTTGTAAATGTGATTAACTTG